GCGGAGCAGGCGGCGAAGGAGAAACGGGCCACCGCGAAAGCGGCGAAGACATCTCGTCCGGCGATTCCAGAGAAGAAGTTGACGTGGGCGGAGTTCAAGGCCGCGCAGCAAACGACGACGCAGAAGGCAAAGGATTCATAAAGAGTATATATCCGTTCAAGTAGGTAGCAAACGAGACCCACGCGAGATAGGGGACGAGTAAATACGCCGCGATGCGGGACACAGGATAAAACGCGCGGATATTCAGCGCGATGAACGCGAGCATTCCGAGAATGACGACGAAACTAAGGTCGGGGCGCTGAAAACGGAAGAATATTTGAGACCACGAGAGATTAAGCACCCACGCTGCGCAATAATAGAAGAATCCGGGAGAACGCACGGCAGCGCGGATGGTCGTTGACGGCGCGGAGAGAAATACTACACCTGACGCAATGATGAGTATATACAAAATCGTCCACGCGATGGGGAAGACCCAACTGGGCGGGGTGAGGGGGGATTGATTGAGGGATTTATACCAGGCGGAGGTGTTTGGGGATGATGCGGAGTTCATTATGAATGAATAGTTATATATTAGGATTAGAATATTACATACAAACAAGTATAAAATTGTATGCGTATGTTGTATATCTTACTACAACATACACAATGCCTCCCAAGTTCAAAATCAAACCGTCCGCAGCCCCTCGCCCTGGCGCCGCAGCCCCTCGCCCCGGTTCCGCTGCCACTACCCATCGCTCCACCACCGGTCGCACCCTCGTCATCGTAGAATCCCCCGCAAAGTGCCAGAAAATCGAAGGCTACCTCGGAAAAGACAAGTATATGTGTCTCGCCAGTTTCGGGCATATCCGAGAGATTGCGGACGGTCTTAAATCCATCGACGTCGACCGCGAATTCGCAATTAAGTTCGCAATTATGTCGTCCAAGCAAGCCCAAGTCGCGAAACTCCGCGCCGCCATCGCCGATGCCAGCGAAGTCATCCTCGCAACGGACGACGACCGTGAAGGCGAGGCTATCGCCTGGCATTTGTGCCAGGTCTTCCATCTCCCGGTCGCAACGACCAAGCGTATTATATTCCACGAAATCACAGAACCGGCGCTTAAGGCCGCCGTCGCCGCACCCCGCGTCATCAATATGTCCCTCGTCTTCGCACAGCAAGCGCGTCAGGTGCTTGACCTCGTGGTTGGGTATAAAATATCACCCGTATTATGGACCTATGTCGCACACACCAATCTCTCGGCGGGGCGGTGTCAGACTCCTGCGCTGCGGCTCGTCTATGAGAATTATAAAGAAATAGAAGCCTCGAAGGCGACGATTGTGTATACTGTCTCGGGTATCTTCACCAAACTCAATCTTACATTTCATCTCTCGCAGGAAATAGAATCCGCCGGGGATTCGTCCACCGATACCTTGGAGAGATTTATCCGAGAGACTGCGGCCGCGCCCGACGCGGGGTTCCGTGCGACGGTGGGTGGCCCCGCGAAAAAGACGACGAAGCCCCCGCCGCGCCCTTATTCAACGAGCACGCTTCAGCAGGCCGCGAGCAACGACCTTCATCTCTCGCCGAAGGACACAATGTCGGTGGCGCAGAAGTTATATGAGGGAGGGTATATTACCTATATGAGAACAGATAGCAAAGTGTATTCTGCTGAATTCGTGGCGAAGGCGTGTGAATATATTCGGAAACGGTTCGGGGGCGATGACCTTATTGGAAATCTCTCAGGAGTGTCTAGCGGTGGTGGTCCCGCTGCCGCCGCCGCCGCTGCCCACGAAGCCATCCGCCCCACAGATATCTCTCGAACTTTACTTCCCCAATCTTGTCATCCGAGAGAACACCGGCTTTATTCTATGATTCACAGGAATACACTTGAGAGTCTAATGGCGCCGGCCATATGCCAATCTCTCACAATGGCGATTTCATCTCCTGTCACTGTCCCGGGCGCTGGCACCGGGTGCGAATACAGATACACAGCAGAACAAGTTATAAAACCGGGATGGAAACTCGTAGGAGGGTATGACAAGGAAGCGAAAGAGTATACGTATTTCGCGTCTCTCGCCGCCGGCGCCGCCACCCCCGCCGCGACCGTGATGCCCTTCAAACGTATCACGACCAAATGCTCCCTGCGTAATACAAAGTCGCATTATACAGAGTCGGGTCTCGTCCAACTCCTGGAGAAAATGGGGATTGGCCGCCCGTCCACCTTTTCCAGTCTCATTGATAAAATCCAGGAACGGGGGTATGTCAAACTCCAGGACGTCCCGGGGAAACCCACCGAATGCCGCGAGTTCGTGATAACCAAGAATAATGGCGGTGGCGGCGCGACGGCGGTAGTAGAATCAAAAACAGAAGTTCGAGAGATTGGTGGTGAGTCCAGGAAACTGGTCATCCAACCTCTCGGAATCATCGTTATTGAATTCCTGCTCGCGCATTTCGCGCCTCTCTTTGAATATGAGTTCACGAAGAATATGGAGAACCAACTCGATGAAATCGCGACCGACGGGATGGTATGGCACGAACTCTGTTATAAATGTTGGTTTGATGTCACCGCACAATTACAGGAACTTAAAGAGCGTGGTGTCGTCAAGGAGGAAATCCAAATCGACGACCGACATTCGTATATTCTAGGAAAGAACGGGCCGGTGATTCGGTGTCGCGTGACGGACGCGGGCGCGGACAGTTCATCGGACGCAGACACGGATGCGGACGCGGACACGGAGGACGACGCAAGCGTCGGGCGGACCCCTAAATCTGCGGAAAAGAAACCGAAATTCATATTTAAAAGTGTGCGTCCAAATCTAGAATATGCTAAAATACAGCGCGGGGAGTATTCTCTCGCGTATATGCTCGGTGAGGCCGACGTTAACGAAGGCGGAAGCGGAGCCGGGACCCCTGGGTTCCGAGGCGAGCCCGAGACTGCGCCTGTGCCCGTATCTATCGCTGGAGGTGGACGCCTTATGGGTCAATACCAAGGCCAGGACATCATTACGAAAAGCGGGAAATATGGCGCGTATGTCGTATGGGGAAGTATGAATCTCTCGTTGAAGCCGTTGTTGGGGGGCGGTGGGCGTGGCGGCGGCAAAACCGAATTTGACCTGAAGTTACAAGACGTGATTGCGTTTATAGAAAAGTCTACCGGTGGTGGCGCTGCTGGAGACAGCGCAGAGGGCACGGCAGGCGCGGCGGGCGCGGCGACAGGAACGCCTTACCAAGGACAAATCCTGCGCACAATTGACGAAAATACAACAATAAGATATGGAAGATATGGGCCGTATATCTTTCATAAAACACAGAAAATGACGAAACCCGCGTTCGTCGCACTAAAAGGGTTTCCGGAAGCCCACGGGAATTATATAACGTGTGAGGCGGCGAAGATACAGGAGTGGATTGCTGCTGATTCGGCTGCGCCGGCGAAACCGAAACCAAAGTTTGGATTCTTCAAGAAGAAGTGACTACCTACGGCGGGTGCTGCGAGACTTGCGAGCGTTGCGAGCGTTGCGAGCCTTGGATGAACGACGGCGAAGACGACGGGCGGTGGAACGCTTGTTGGAACGACGACGGCCGGTGATGTGTGACGACCGGGCCTCCACGCAGAGACCACTCCCCGACACTTGGCATTTCGATGAAACCGGTCCGTCCCCAGCGATATTGACGGATTGAAACTTACCACCAGTTTTAGACTGCGAAGCTGAATTGCCTTCCTGCGTCGAAATATCGCTTTTGTGGTGAAAGGGAAATTGAATGGTTTTTCTATGTTGTTCTTCATACTTTTTAATATACCTTTCGGCAATGATTAAATAAATCCAACGTTTCATGTTCACCGGAATATGAATATACTCATGGTCGCGTTCTCCTTCATTCACTTCTGCCGCTAATTGTGTGTAATCATCGTTCCACAACTGCGGTACTTCACTATTCTTAAAATGGTTAATATATGTTTTACAAAATTCGTATCCATCTTTTGTGAGTTCATCAATTTTTAAATCCATGGTTATTATACATTTATTAAGAAGATAAAATATTTCCTCCCACTACTGAAAATAATCCCAAACGCGCTGAATCCCCTCCTCCAGTCCAACATCACACCTGAACCCGAACAATTCTTGCGCCTTCGTAATCACTGGTCGGCGGCACATTGGGTCGTCCTGTGTTTTCGGGAGATATTTCACCTCAAACGCACCGGCGCCGTCCTGCCCCAACACCTTCCTAAATACATCCACAAGCTCATTCATCGTGAATTCGCAATCCGGGTTACCGATATTCACAGGACCAACATCGCCTACACTCGTCTCCGCTGCGCCCATAAACGCCACCAACGCGCGCACGGTATCATCCACGTAACAAAACGACCTGGTCTGTGTCCCATCCCCATAAATCGTAATCGGCGCACCACGCTTCATCTGCCGGATGAAATTGGTGATGACACGTCCGTCATCGATGTCCATCCGCGGGCCATAGGTATTGAATAACCGCGCGACTTTCAGGTCTAAATCCGGGAATCGTTTCTGATATTCGTAGATTAACGTCTCCGCCACACGCTTTCCTTCATCATAACAAGAACGTTCCCCTACCGTATTCACGTTACCATAATAGGTCTCGGGTTGAGGATGGACGAGGGGGTCGCCGTAGACCTCGCTCGTAGACGTAAACAACATTTTACAATTGTATAATACACAGTAGTCCAAGACGCGCTGGGTGCCGTTGATAGATGTCAAGAGGGTTTCCATTGAGTATTTTTTGTATTTCTCGGGGGACGCGATGGATGCGAGGTGGTAGATTTCGTCAATATGCTCCTCTCCGAATAGGGTGGGGTTTATGGGTTTCGTGATATCGTAGTTAATAAACCTAAACCGCGGATTACAGTCGCCCATTATATCGGCTAGATTCTCTAGGTGCCCAGTGATGAGATTATCCACGCAAATCACGTAATTATCGGGGGATTGCGAGAGAAGATGAATACATAAGTTGGAACCGATGAAACCGGCCCCACCAGTTACGAGAATCGTTCTCCGCGTCGTCGTCGTCGTCGTCGTCATCGCTGTATTACATATCGCAATTATTATCTAAATAGAATATAACCGAATCAGCCATCAGACATCAGACATCAGACATCAGACATCAGAAATGGATAAACTCGCAGGCCCAAATGACCTGGTCCCATCGTTTAAGATATTCTCAATGCTGATTATGATTACAATTGTCATCAAAATGATATTCCAGTATAGTTATAATGAAAACGCAGCACCCTCATTTAGCGATGTCGATAGTATTACAGATGTATCTCTCATCAAAGATGAAATCAAAAAGAAAGACTCATCGGATTTGAAGAAACAAGTGACCGTATACTTTAAATCGTATATTTTTTATTATCTCACCCTCCTCTGGACGGTATGCTTGATGATTACAATTGTCTCGATTACGTTGAACAAATATGACGCAAATAAACCCGGCTGTATCGGGAAGATGAGTATGATTAATGTCATCCCCATTACGATGTTTATGGGCTTACTGGGCTGGATTATTTACCAGAATACGGTATACTATAGTAAAATCAACTCAGGACACGTGGCGGAGACGTATGTTACATTTGACACCGCAGTGAATATTCTTTTACTGGTCCAAGCAGGCATTATGTATGCGTATATCAATCAACAGATGCTGTGCTCGTCAGAGATGGGGCAGTATAGCGAGGCGATGTCGAAATATGGACCGTATATCGCTGCGTTTGTGGCACTTCTGGCGGGAGGGTGTATGGTGCTCAATGAAATTATATTGCGGTTCTTTACGACGGACGGCTGAATTACCGAATTTTATGATTTCGCAATCGTCGTCCAAGAGATGGAATAATCATAAAAGAAAACCGAATTTTATGATTTCGCAATCGCCGTCCAAGAGATGGAATAATCGTAAAAGAAAACCGAATTTTATGATTTCGCAATCGCCGTCTAGGCGATGGAGAAATCATAAAATTCTTAGATGAACTTATACGTCAACCCGCACTCTTTTTCATTTTCCCAAACACCCGATATCTTAATAATAAAATGTTGAAACTGCGGTTTTTCGTGAGTTGACATATCGTTTTTCCATACACTAATTATCCCACTTTGTAGTTGTTGTATGATATCTCTTGATAATCCTGGGAGTGTGGCCGTCGCCGTCGTCGTAGGCGTTGCCGTAGGCGTTGCCGCGTGTTGAACTTGTATCCACTTCTCTAATATACTCTCTTCTATTTTCTTAAAAATGATAAGCATTGTGCGATTATGTTCGTGCGAGGTGTCAAAGTGACAGTTATAAATATTGCTATTGAAGTTTTGGTCGGTTTGACCAACCAAGAGTTCGAACTGAATGTAGATTCCATTCATTATGAAATCGCGCGTAGAATATGTTATCCGATTGAATATGCTATTCGGAATATGCGTATTTGCTCTTCTCTCGGTGAAGTATACTTGACTTGGTTTATATTCGGTTGGTGTGATAACGACATTCATAGGATTGATTTACTTCGCCTACTATATTACAATTCATATTCACATAGGTTTAAGCAAAAATCTTAGTATAGATTATATCAGAATCGGATTCGAATTCGGAATCGGAATCAGCATATGAAATACCAAATCACGAATTATACGCGCAAACGCGCACAGCAAATCGGCGTCGTCGTGAAACCGTCCACGAATCCAGAAAAGAAAATAGACGTTTACCGTAAATCGCGCAAAATTGCGAGTGTGGGTGCTGCGGGAATGAACGATTTCCCGACTTATATTCGCAAGCGCGGACTTGCTTACGCGAAAACCAGGCGGCGTCTGTATAAAATGCGTCACGAACGAGACCGACACGTGAAGTGGAGCAACGGGTGGTTGGCGGATAAGCTCTTATGGTAAACGACGAGGGCTCCACTCGCTCCACTGCGTTCCGCTCGTTGCGCTCGTTGCGCCCTCGTCGCACTGTGCGATTCTCTCCACATTATTTGCTGAATATTGTGTGATTCGAGCCCGATTCGAGCACAGCGCGACGAGGGCGAAACAAGCGGAACGCAGTGGAGCAAGTGGAGCCCTCGTCGCAACCATATTAAACATACGACGCATTAGATATAATAAAGGAGTGAGCACACCCGCGGAATGAAATTCTTTGATACGCACTTCCCCGAATATGCCAAAGGAGTGGAAACCTATTCCCTCCACCCCATCATCAAGAAGGTATTTACCACCTTTCCAACAGATATTCAATGCTTGCCAAGTATGATATTCTACGGGCCGAGTGGTGTTGGAAAGTATAGCCACGCGCTTTACCTGATTTCACGGTATAGTCATTCGCGGTTAAAATATGAAAAGCGTCTTGCCATCGCATATAACAAAGAGACATTTTTCATCAAAATAAGCGATTGTCATTTTGAAGTGGATATGTCGCTCTTAGGATGTAATTCTAAACATTTATGGACTGAAATCTATAATCAAATTCAAGATATCGTAAGTTCTCGCACCGTCCCCACCGTATTTGTGATGTGTAAAAACTTTCACCGAATACACAGCGAGTTACTGGAAACATTTTACAGTTATATGTCGGAGAATCTTATTTTCGTGATATTAACCGAACATATCAGTTTTCTACCAGATAATATACTTCACCGGTGTAAAACGATTCCGTTCAAGCGACCGACAATGATAATGTATAACAAGTGTTTGTTCGCGGGTTCATCTACCGCGCCAGCAACGACTACTATGAAAAAGGCGCCGAAATGTCACTCTGCCGCACCTCCAACCCTTAGTATATCCACCGCGCCTGTATCCGACATCATCAAGGAGACTCCTGTGCGTTTAACAAGTAAGTTTCGCCTTGAAACCATTACCAACATTAAAGCTCTTAAATCGAATACACTAGACCTGACTGAGCCTCACGAGAATATATGTAATCGTATTGTAGAGATTATTCTCTCGCCGCAAGCGCAGTTAAAATATGATGAATTGAGAGAACGATTGTATGATTTGTTAACCTACGATATTAGTGTCCAAGAATGCGTTTGGTTTATATTACACAGGTTAATCCTCGATGGCGCATTGCTCCCAGAGATGATGGATGATATTATGCTAAAGATATACACATTTTTTCAGTATTTCAATAATAATTACCGCCCGATATATCATTTAGAGAATTTCGTCTTATTACTAGTATGTAAGATACACGGTTACACTCATCCATTAAAAGCGTAGTGTAGTGTAGCGATGTATCCTTTTCCTGATTCCATTCAAAGTTCACTACGAATTCTCGAATTTCCAGAAGATGAACCACCGAAATCTCTCAAAGAATTGAATAAACAGTATCATCGACTGGCATTAAAACATCATCCGGATAAAGCGACTTCCGGCGCCGGGAATAACGACAACACAGCCGAGAGATTCAAAGAAATCAACGATGCGCATAAACGCGTAAAGTTGTTCTTTTATCCAGATGACGGTCTACCAGATTTTGACACTGGGTATGATAGTATCCTACAACTCTTTATTCAGTCCATCCTTGTAAAGATGTCGGGCGGCGGCGGCGGTGGCGGCGGCGGTGGCGGTGGCAGTGAGTCACGCGACGCAATTCAATCTCTCATCGCAATGATTATCACCAAAGGAATCCAGTCAGGAATCACGGTGTTTCGTAATATGGATAAGCACGTGTGTATTACAATCTACGAACTTCTCGTAAAGAACCAAGACATCTTCGGAATCTCTCGTGAAATGATGGACGAACTCGCGCAAATCGTTGAAGAAAAGACTGGGAATGACGTCGTGGTTCGGTTGAATCCGTCGCTTCTGGATATGTTATTGGACCGCGTGTATATTCTTCACGAAGGAGAACAGACATTTTATATTCCACTCTGGCATAGCGAACTTCATTTTACACGCACCACCGACGCGACCATTGACGCCTCCGCGTCGACTACGAGTGACGTCATTGTATTATGTGAGCCAGAGCTCCCGGATAATGTAACCATAGACGAAAGTAACAACATCTACATTTCTCTCGAAGTGGATATATGCGAACTATTCGCGCGGCAAGTTCTCCCAGTCTACATCAATGACGAAATCACGGCGCGTGGGTTTGTCTATTATTTACACGCGTGTGACGTAACATTGCGGTCAGACACGCGACAATGTGTGATGTTACGGGGCGCGAGTGGAGGTATCGGTGGTGGCATCGCGATGTTCTCTGCCACAGATATATATAAAGTGGACGCCCGCGCAAATGTATACGCAAATGTTCGATTGTCAATGTTATAAAATTGATTTGAATAGTAATACATAATGTATACTACAACGTTCAGTAGTATACATTCTTCGATTTTCAATGAGTGGTTTTTCAGAGTTATCCAGGTGTCTTACTGCGTCGCTTACAAAAGATGAAAAGAAAAATGGCGGAATATTCTTCACCCCGCCTGTCTGTATCGCGCTTCTACGCAAACTTCCAGAAGAATATCGCGATGCCATCAAGACAATACTGGAAACATCGTGTGGTTCAGGCGAGTTTATCAGCGCACTCCTCCCTGAATTATGGCTACGGGGCGACCTCGTCGTCGTCCGCGGGGTACCTAATCGAGAATCACCTCATTTGTATTACATTTGCGAACTCGGACAAGGACTCGGCGACGACGGCGACGACGACAGCCGCATTTGAACGCGTGATTCGTTCATTTCAGGATTCACGCACCCAAGAGTTTATTTCGTGTTATTTTGGGAATAGCGCGATGAATGCCACTGAGTTGAATTATACGCTTCCGATATATACAAACATAAAAAAAATGAAATCACCTGTTTTTTCATATGTTACCATAAGAAGCAAAACGCGAGCAGCAGCGAGCAATTAATGACTTACCTGTAATAAGCGTTATCGTGTGCCTTGAAGTATAATTATGATATTGTTTATTTACGCCTTGCGAACAATCTTCTTCTTTGCGGCAGCATCACCACCACCGGCTGCGGCGGCAGGAGCGGCGGCAGG